GGCGGGTTGTAGGGCATCGGCATGAACAGCTTGCGGATGTCGTCCACCAGCGGGCCGCCCTCGACTTCGCTGATCTGGCCCGGCAGCGGCGAGGCGCTCTGGCCGCCGATCTGGGCGCCCTTGAGCTTCAGGCCGCTCGGCGTGTTCTGGATGTGCGCGCTGTCCATCAGCGCCCGGAGCGCGCCAGTGGCGGCGGCACTGAGGCCGCCGATCATGTGCGTCAGGCCGATGGGGTAGGCGCCGCGCCACGGGATGAACGGCAGCTCGGTGAACCACTGCATCTCCTCGCGGGTGTCGTCCTCCTCGTCCCAGTTGCGGTAGATCGCAAGCACCTTGCCCGACGACTTGTCGATGCTGATGATGTAGGGCGAGGCGTCCTCGCCGTCCTCAATCTCCGCGATGGCGTAGACCTCGTAGACCGTGCGCAGGCCGTCCTCGTTGTAGGATGTCTGGTCGCGCCCCTCGATCTTGTCGTTGGCCTTGGCCGGGCCCGACAGCTCGGGCTCCATGCCTGCCAGCGCGAGATCCACGTCGCGATACATGCCGCTCTTGACGCGCTGCTGGTAGTCGAGCGCCGTGATGTACTGCACGTGCGTGCGCCGCTGCGCGCTGTAGAAGTTCGTGGCCGCGTAGGGCAGGTACATGTCGTCCAGCGACACGTAGAGCACGGTGGGCCGGTTGTGCGGCTCGTCCCAGCCGAACTTGATGTACTGCACGCCGGCGAGTGGCACCTGCGTCATCGCCTGCTCCAGCTCGGCGCGGACCTCGGGGCACTGCACGGTCAGCTGCCAGTTGAGCAGCGTCGTCTTGCGCTGCGCCTTGGCCACCTTCTCGTCTGTCACCTTGCCGGGGATGAACGCCTTGGCCGGACCCTCGGGCGGGAAGAGCTCCTTCATCGCGCGGGCGGCGAAGTCCACGCACGCCTCGGTCAGCATCGGGTGTACGATCTTGCTGGCGCCCTCAAACGTCGCGCCGCCGGGGGCGTCGTCGCCCAGCCCGGTGCGGCGGATGCCCTCCTCGTATTGCTGGTCGCGCTTCTTGCGCGCCTCCTTGTCCTTGCTGATCAGGTCGAGGAACAGCGACGACAGGCGCGACATCTCGCCCTCGCCCATGTCATCGGCGAGGTTCGCGTAGAAGTCGCCGTCGCCCGGCGCGCCCTCGTCCTCGTCGTCCATCGTCACGATGGCGCCGCCGTCGTCGGTGTCCACGACGCCCGTGTCCTCAGTGTCGATCGTCTCGTACTCGCCCTCGGGCATCTCGTCATCCATGCGTCGATCCTACTGCGTGTACGGGTTGGTGTATCTGGGCTTCGGCTTTGCGTCCTCGACCTTGGGCGGCTTGATCAGGCTGATCAGCCCCTTGTCGAGCGCGAGCCGCATGGCCTGCGTCGTCTGATCGACGTGGTCGTCGTGCTTGATGCTGCCGCCGCCCGTGAACGAGCACAGCTGCGCCAGCAGCGGCTCGACCCACGTGCGCGGCTTGCCGGGGTGCTTCTCGCTCTCGGGCAGCCAGACGCGCTTCTGGGCGAACACGGGGCTGACGATGTGCAGCCGGCTGAGCTTGTCGGCGCGGCCCGGATTGTAGGCATACGCCTCGATGCCCTCGCGCTCAAGGTGCTGGCGCAGGCTGATGCCGCTGCCCTTGTCCTCGATCAGCAGGATGTCCGGCTTGCGGCCCGACAGCCGCGGCTTGGACGATCCGAACATCGGCTTGATGATCGCCGTGTCCTGATCGTCGCCGTAAGACACGTTGCGCTCCCGCTTCACCCGGCGCACCAGATCGGGCATGCCGAGGTAGTCCTCCCAGCAGTCGAGCAGCATAACGTTGGCGCGCTTCTCGTGGTAGAAGATGCCCCACACGCCGCAGGCCGTCGGATCCGGGTCGCCCTTGCTGTCGAGCGTCTTCTCGGTGAAGGCGGTGTCCAGCGACATGATGATCCAGTCGAACTTGGGCAGCGGCGTCTTGGCCGGCCACATCCTGAACCACGAGCGCTTGATGATGCCGCTCTCCTCCGGGTCGATGATCTCTCCGTAGAGCTCCTGCCGGCCGAGGACGGTGCCCTCGTACTGCTCGAGTTGCTTGAAGAAGCTGTCCGGCAGGTTCGCCTTGTTGTCGAACGTCGATCCGCGCACGATCACGCGGCCCTCCTGCGGCACGCTGAGGCGGCGGATGAGCGCCTTGGGGCGCGGCGTGGTGGTCCACATGACCTGCGGGTTGGCGCCGAGGCGCATGCCCATCATGGCCATGTCCCACGTCTCCTCGTCGTACTGCCACGCCGCCATCTCGTCGAACCAGCCGCGCGTGTGCTGCGGGCCGCGCAGCCGCTCGGGCTTCTCGGCCGTGAAGCCGCGGATCGTGGACACGCCGCCGGCGATGTTCTTGATGCGGATCAGCATGTCCGACTTGTTGTGCTCTGCAAGCAGGTCGGGCGGCAGCACGGACAGGATGCCGCTCTCGCCCTCAAAGCACGTGAACTTGATGTCCTGATAGGTCGGCGCGATCACGCAGCTGTCGTAGCCGCTGGCGTCCTCGTAGGCGGCACGCGCCAGCCACTCGGCCCCAACGCGCGTCTTCCCGAAGCCGCGCCCGGCAAGGTAGCCGCACTCGCTCCACTCGGTGTCCGGCGGGATCTGCGGCGGGCGCGCCGTGTCCACCCAGCGGCGCTGCCAGTCCACGTAGGCCAGTTGCCCCGGCGTCAGGCGCCTGAGCTTCGCCACGAGGGCGCTCTGGTCGGTTGCGGTGCTCACTGGGCCTCGATGCGCTTCGCGCTGCGCAGGCTGGCCGCCAGCGCCACGGCGACGTCACCCACGTCGTGCTCGACCTTGAGCGTCTCGCCGGGCTTGTTGCCGAGATCGACGCTCTGCTTCTGGCCGTACTTCTTCGGGTTCCAGCAGGCCAGCAGCTTGAGGCGGGTGTCCACCTGCGCGCGGCGCCACTGCACGTGACCGGGATCGACGCGACCCTCGACGCGGGCGGGCTCTTGGTCGATCAGCGCGAGCGCCTCCTCGGCCAGCGCGTCGGCACCAATGTCGCGCGCGCGCTGGTACGCGACTGCCAGAGCTTCGTCCGCCGCCAGCCAATCACCCCACGCCGTCGGATGGAAACCCAACTCCCGGCCAAGCGCTGCCAGCGTCTCGCCACCGGCGATACGGCGCAACACTTCCTCGGTGAGCTTGGGGTTCTTCTTCGCCGGAAAGGGCATAAGGTCTGCATGCTCCGCTGCTGTGGCAGGACTACCAGTCAGCGGCTAGATAGCACCTCGGCCCGCCGTGCGCAAGCCTACCACTCGTAGCTGCGAACGGTGACGCCGAAAGCCCGCCCAAGGTAGCGGTAGGCCCAAGCGGCGGACACCACCTTCTCAAACCGCTTCGCGTTCGGGCGGCTGTCCAACACCGCAAAGGTTTCGCCTCGGTCGCTGACCAACAGTTCGACGCAATCGGCGAGGCGGCACACGGCCGCACCGCTCTCGTTACCGGAGGCGATTTCAACTGCGTCGTCGTAGTGGCTCATGTCGCTGTCTCCGTTGCTGTGCCACCCTTGTAAAACTTTGCAAGTTGCTGTCAACCACAAACTGCACGCCTCGCCTCTCGTTTGGTACGATTAAGGAGCAGTGTTGAGATGAGAGGCGATCTCGTCTCATCTCAGCGTCTCGCTCTCACCTCTCACCTCTCATCACCGGGTTCTTCTAAAGAAGCCCCCGAGTGAGATGAGAGGATGAGAGGCTGCTGAGAGCTTGCGGCCCAGCCTCTCACTACCAAACGAGAGGCAAATGAGATGAGAGGCTAGACACGCAATTAATTGCAACTTGCTGTTGACAACACTTTCGAACGCTCGTACTGCGGGTCATCAGCAACGCAAACAGGAGACTACCAATGACCACCACCCGCCCTTGGATCGCAGAACGCACCGCCGAAATCAACGCCAGCGCCGACGCCATCGCCGCCCTGAACATCGGCGACGGTGCCAGTGTATCGGTATGGACCGACGTGGACGCCTACACCGTCGTCAAGAAGACGCCCACCACCATCACGCTGCGCGCCGACACCGCCACACTGCTCAACCGCGATGAGCTGCGCTTCACGCCCGGCGGCTTCCTCGCCCACTGCGACAATCAGGCGGACCAGCGCTACAGCTACGAAGCCAACCCGGAGGGCCACGAGGTTAAGATCTCGCTCCGCAAGTGGCTCGACGAGGAGGGCCAAGAGCGCCGCCAGTGGAAGCGCTCGGGCACCAAGACCTTCGAGCGCGGCGGCAACGCCTACGCCGGTCGCCGCGCCTTCCACGACTTCAACTTCTAACCCAACCGGGGGGCTTCGGCCCCCCACATTGCCCCCAAAACAGGAGACACCGACATGAGCCTCGCCGATATCTTTGCCGAGGAGGAAGCCGCCCGGCTTGCCGCTACCCGGATCGAGGAAGCCGCCGAGAAGGCAGCTTGGGACGCACTGACTACCGAACAGCAACAGGCCATTGTCGATGCCCGCGCTGCTAAGTGGGCCGCGCTCGATAATTTGCCCGACGAGGCCGATTGCGACGACGAGGATGAAGATCAGGAGG